TAACAGGATCTACAGTATCATCACCATCATTAAGCCTGTTTATTGCTTCTATTTTCACCCATTTGCTTTCAGCAGGGTCAGTTGTGAAAGTTATTGTAGTAGCAGTAGTTAGGAAACTATCCAAATCTGCTTTATATCCTGTCTTAATAAAAGGATTTATATTAATATATATGTTATCCTGTTCATCAGTTATCTTAGATTTGTGAGTAATGATATAAGGTAATTCAGGTAATGAGAATATGCTTCCAGTCCATTGATATATCTTAAATTCTGTCTTAACAAAAGGAGTAAGCTCTGAAGTAACATAAAGTTCACTACCTCTTGTTTTAGTGATTGCAACAGTATCAAGAATTATGGTATTAGGGATAGGTATTTCTTGGATAGTGTCTGCTTCAATCACATCTGTCACAGTACCTAAAGCTATTACACCTGTGGTATTTGCTGTAATAACAATTGACCATAAGTTCTGTACACCTCCTGTAGTTCTTATTCCTATAGTATCACTACCAACTAAAGTATATTCTACATCAGTAATATGATTAAACACTTTCATGTTGTTAACAAAATTCTCTGCTGTGAGTAATATGTTGGCACCTATAAGCACATTATCTACATCATTCAGGGTGCTAGACATATTCTTGGTAATTGTGGCAAAAACTGCATGGTTCTTCATGATATTAAAAGTAATATCAGTTCCATCTGCAGGAATTCCAGAAACCACCATTCTTGAAAGCACCTTCTGTAAGTAATCTATCTCTATACTCACATCACCTGCTGTACTGCTTATATATTGGAAAGGATTGAACACTGTTGCAGCACTTGCTATGTAAGCATGTAATTCTGTTTCCATGTTTAACATGGTTGCAGCCATTGTTCCTGCTAATGTAATATCATAAGGTGCAATAGGTGTTGTTATGAATCTTGCAAACAAATCATATGAAGTCAACTTAGGTACTGTTATAGTATAAGGAGTTGAGAACATCTCACCTGGATTAGATGTAAATACAAACTTGGTTATATAGCTACTACCAGTTTTTACTTTATATCTTATTGCAGGAGTACTCAACTTATGACCAAATATAGGACTTCCATTAGGTGTTGTTACTGTAACCTTAGTACCTGATACAACAGTTACAAAAGTAGGAAAGTCTATTGCTAAAGCAGCTGCATAATTTATAGCACTATCTGCAGGAGTTGCACCTATGGTAAATTGAAAACCAGAAGATCTTAAAGTCTTTGCTGTTTCAGATACTGCAGTAAAACTAGCATTTACTGTTGGATTTATATAATAGTTAAATGACACTATATAATCTATAGTAGGTAATACTTTGAAATCTATTTCTATTGAATTTCTCATGATTATTATTTATTAGGTGTTTTATTATCTTCATAGAATGAATCCCACACATCATCTGCAAATTCTTCTGCAAGTTCTGCAATCTGGTAATCATTTTTCTCCACAAAGTGGTGTTTTGCATTTGCATATATTGCATAATCTACAGCAACAGTTATTATATCCATTATGGTTGAGAGAGTAGGTGCTTTTGTAGCAATACTATCTCTCAACCTTCCTGTTTTTACAGGTGCATCTTTCTTCAGTCCTGCAGGATAACTTACAAGAAACTCTCTTAAACTCTGTACTTTTAAATCTAGTGCCATGATATTAGATATTAAATCCTGGTCCTCCAAAACCAATTTGATTATTAAGCATATGAAATGTTATTGCTCCTGGAAAACTAAAATTAAATGGTGAAAGAGTAAAACCATATGAAGGATTAATATCTACAGTATAAACCTGAAAACCATCTGAAAATATATAATAACTACCATCATAAGAATTATAATAAATAGCCATAGGAGAATCTGTAGGTAATACTCCATAATTGAATACAATTTCCTCAGTCCAAGTATCAGTATTAATTTGATATAAATAAGCTTCACCAGTAATATTATTACTAGCAAAGAATATTAATTTATTTCCTGCCATTAAAAAGTTTGTAATAGGCATAATATTAGTAGGAAAATTATACAAATTAAAACGAGAGGTTGCAATATCAGATGGAATAAATTGGTCTATACCTACATTAGTTGGATCAAAAACATTAGTACATATCATGTGTGTTGCTGTATAAAATGCTGATTGTCTTCCCATAGTAAAGTTAGCAATTCCAGAAACACTATAATTATTAACAAAATCAAAACTAATAGGACTAAGAGTAATATCATATATTCTTAACTCCTCAGAACTAATATTTACAAATGTATTATTATTCCAACATAAAGACTTAGGTGTTCCTATTATGGTAGGATTACTTAAGAATTCTACATTACCAGTAATAACATCTGCTTCATGAATACCATTAAAAGAAGTACCAGTAAGCCACATTAATAAATTTCCATTCTGTAATGTAGGAGAACTACAACTAGCATTATCATTTACAGCACCAGAAGAAAGAATTTGCCAAACAAATCCTTCATTATTTAGTGCTCTATACCAAAAACCACCACCATTAAAAGGGGTTGTTAAAGTATTGTCTGTATATAATACAGTACTAATCCCTACAGTATCACTTGTTGAATATAAAGCTATTGTAGGACCACTTAAAGGACATGCTTCAGCTGATGTACTTACTCCTTGCTCAACTAAAATATGTTCAAATGGTACTGCTGGACAATTAGTTGCAGCATCACCACAACTACCATAAGCATCACCATCACCATAATTAGATGTAGGTGCTGCACTTGTTGTACCTATTAAACTATCTATGCTTACTAAAAGAGTATTGTCAAAATCAAACTGCCATGTACCTACTGTAAGTGGTTGAGGATTGATTATAGTGCTTGTTGAATTTGGAGTAGTACAATTACCACATACAAAGTAACTAACATTATATATATATCTAGGACACACTAATGCAGCACATGTAGCAGTTCCATTTGCTTGTAGAAAATCAACATTAGGACTATCAGAAGTCATACCTACTAAGCTATCTATTCTAAATTTAGAATGACCATTAGGTTCGTAGAACCAAGTACCTGGAGTAAGTTCTGTAAGATTAACTAAAGTATCTGTTCCTAAATCTCCACCACAATCATCACATACAAACTCTGTATAATTGTATTCAAAATTTGAAGGAGGTGGAACAAATGTGCATAAATCTAAGGATATTACTTCTCCATTAGCATCTATATTAATTATTGACACATGTGTTAGAGGACATAAATAACCTTGAAGACTAGGAATACTACCAACAGTACTATCCCAGAAGAAATATCTACCTTCTGGTACAACAGCACAGTTTGTAAGTCCATAACCTACATACACTTTCTCTCCTGGAGTAAATACAGAATACTCTACAGGAAAATTAGAAATCTGTGGAGGACTAAATGGTGCACATGCACAGTTCTTAAAGTTTTGCCACAGTGCACAAGCAGCATCAAAATCAACAGCATTTCTTATATCATGGAAAGCTGCACCACATGGACTAGCAGCACTTGTATTAAAATCTGCAAGTAATCTAGCCTGAGTTAATCCTATAGGTCTAGCACAAGTGTATGTGCATGTATCTAATGCAGTGATGATTCCATCAGCTCCAACAGTTACTATTGTTATACTTGTTATTGGACAGAAGTAATTTATAAGTGTTACAGATGAAGGAAGGACTGTGTCCCAGAAGAAATAAAATCCTGGAAGAGGAACAGCACTACAAGAAGTTGAACCATAACTAGCATACAATTTTTGTCCTATAGCTATAGAAGAATATTCTATATCATAGTTAGAAAAACTATCTGGTGGTAGAACACAAACACAATCTTTAAATGTTGCCCACATATCACAAACTGCTGCTAAATTTGGTGCAGTTCTAATATTACTACTTATTAAACCACAATCACTAGAAGTATTTGTGGTAAACTCTCCAAGAAGAGCACCTCTGGTTAATCCTGTAGGTCTTGTGCAAATACATCCTGCAACTTCTTCACATGTAGCTTTACCATCTGCATCAAAGTAAGTATTATAACTACCAGGAGTCATATCTGTAAATGCTGTGATAACAAATTTAAAGTTTGATATAGGATTAAGAAACCATTTACCTACTGTAAGTGCAGTGTTGTTATATAAGTTACCACCTCCAAGATTTACACAGTTACAATCATAGATGTCATATGAATAACCAAATGCTTCAGGAAGACCACAAGATACTTCAGCACATGTATTTACACCATCTGCATTCACAAAGAAGTGACTTGCAGGGTCAATTGTAAGACCTAAATCAGATTCTATAAGTAATCTTCCACCACCACTTAAAGTAGTAAAGAACCATTTACCAGGAGATAAAGGTGTATCATTAATTATCTGTCCTGTTTCAAGTGTTACACCACAATCAGTACAAGAGCGTAATGTATATTGATATACATTATGTAATGGAGGACAGGAGAAACTATCTAATACAGTACCATCTTCATCAAGATGATATGCTCTGTTATAATTAAAATTATGATACCATAAACCTCCTCCTGTAAAAGGAGTAATTAATGCTGTATCAGTATACATTATTGTTGAATCAAGTACTGGTTCATAATCACTGGAGTATAAAGTAATACTATATACATTATCAGCACATGCATCTCCTGAAGTTAAGTGTCCTGTAACTGTGAAATTATATCCATATACAGGAATTGGACAACCTACCACTTCTGCACATGTGGCTTTACCACTAGATGCAAGAACAGTTGAGGTCCAAGTACCTATACATCCTAAGTCTTCCATAACATGAATCTTATATCCAAATACAGGATCAAAATACCACATACCTACAGTAAGTGCTTCCTGATTTGTCATACCACCACCACCAACATTGTTACAAGCAGGATTGCAATCATGAAGATTTACATTATATTGGAAACCTTGAGTACATGCAGGAGTACACACTACATTTGCACATAAGTCTTGTTTAGAGCTATCTAATATAGTTCTGGTAAAACCAGAGGAACATCCATTGAATCCTGTTATTGTAATCTTTCTATCTGACACTATGTCATAGTACCATTTATTTGCAGTAAGTGCTGTCTCATTAGTTATGCTACCTGGTCCTATGAAGTTACAAGCACAATCATATATACCTACACTGTATCCATATCCTAAAGAACACACAGGAGGACATGGTGTGGTACCTCCTGAAGTAAGACCATTGTTATCAATCTGGAAGATTACTCCATTTGCAGAAGCTTTATAGAACAAATTACCACCTGGAAAAGGTGTTGATAACACAAAATCTGTAAATAATGTTATACCATCTACCATGAAAGGAGATATTGAGTATAGAATAAGACTAAAATCTTCATCATTACAGTTTTCTAAAGCAGTATTTGTACCTGGTTCTGTGAAATTATATTGAAATAATGCAGCAGAACATGTGAATATCTCAAGGATATTACCATTAATATCTATTAAATATGCTTGATTCTCTGATTTATACCAGAAAGTATTACCAACAAATACATTTTGTAGTGCAAAATCTGTATACATTTTGCTTCCTACTTGTAACACAGTGCTTGTAGAGAACAAAGACATCTGATGAGGGTCACCACATGCATCATTTCCAGAAGGTTTTCCTTCCTGTGAGAAGTTAAATTGATTAGCAGGTAATGTAGAACATGTAGTGATATTCATAACTATACCATTATCATCAATCTGATAAGTATTAGTACCTGATGCTTTTCTCCAAAGATTGTTACCTAAGAAAGGAACAGTAAGATTTACATCTGAATATAACACTGTTCCTATTAATGGAGGATTATCAAAACTGTATAGCGTCAATCCTGTAGATACATCACTACAGGAATCACCACTTGCTACAAATCCTAAAGGAGAGAAGGTATATGCAAAGCTTCCACCATCAGGCATTACACAAACATCAATAGTATTTGGTACTGCAAGTGTAATAGTTATTAACCAACCATCTACTAAATCTAATTCTCTGAATAGTACAGGTACTGCTTCTGTAACAGATAATATTTCTATACCATCATTATGTGTATATCTTAATGCTGCTATTAACCTGTTAAGGATAGCATGACATGTGTTAAGTGTATCTATCTGATTATCATTGCTTAACCATTTATCTTTTACCTCAGAGTTGGATAAATCTCTTTGGTCTAATGCAGAAATCTCAAGAGTTATAACATTTTGCTGAGAAGAATCATAGTTGCTACCTACAGGATTTATATGCACTACAGGATATATAGCTTTCTTATATAAATCTCTATAGTTATCCACACCAAATAATACAGTGTGCACACTTAAGTCTGCCATCAACAGGTCTTTAATCTTCTGGGTTACTTTATAAAATGCTTGCATAACTTTGTTTATTTAGAATTAATTCTTTTAATGTCCAGCTGACTTTTTCTCTTATAGAAATTTACAAAGGTTAGAAACTCATCAGCTCTTGAATTAACTACCTGGTTTATTTTTGTATAATCTTCATGTGCTGCTGTGTACAGCATTGGGTACCAACCCATCTCTTCAGCAAACTTATCTTCTTCAGTGAAAGTTACTAAACTTTCTCCTTCTCTAGGTTCTTCTCTTGTGTATAAGTGTCCAAATGGTTCAATAAACTTCTTTTTAAAAGTGCAAAAAAAAAGATAGCACCTAATATAATTCTGAAATCAGTCTTTAGATATGTCTCAATGTATTTATCAGTTCCTGTATATGGCTCTATGGAATATGTGTTAAACCATGACTTTTTGACAGGTCTGTATAATACAGACATGAGTTGATCCAATTGTAAATTATCTTTCTGCATTAATGCATCCAAATCTATAAACTCACCTACAGTAATATCTTCTAAGTTAGGTATAAATCCAAAGCTTATACCATCCTGTTTGAATCTGTGAACAAGAGGTAAATCCTTTGTGTGAAGCAATTGCTTGGTAATGTCTGTTAACAAAGCAGTAGCTTCTTCTATTGGTGCATCTTGTGCTTTAAAGAGTTTGATTATTGCTATACCTAAAGCATCAGAATCTTTTGCATGTAGCTTCTGCAACTCTTGTATCTTCATATATTTTTCTAATGTGATTATCATCTTACATAATATTTAGTTACTGTTGGATTTTTGAGTATATGTGATACTCTATATCTTGCTGCATCTAAGCAGTGATTGTACATATCTATAGGAGTATCTGACTTTCTGTCAGACCAGCAATAGTTATTTAATTCTCTTGCAAGGTTAACTGAAGTACTTGTTACTACTAGTTTGTAATCCTGCATAATCTTAATACCTACACCTACACTACCTGCACCTTTCACACAAGGTTTTATATTAACTCCTTTGAGTTTCAATTCTTCTATCAATCTTGGTTCACTATTATCACCAATGATTTCTTTTCTTTCTACTGTATGTTTAATAGCATCATATATCTCTGTAGTAGTTAGGTGTTCTTGATATAACTCCTCAGATAGATAGATAATTCTTTTCTTCTTATCAATTGCTACTCTTACTAATGTGGTAGGGTCACTCTTAAATCCAAAGTCTGCACCAAATCCATATTCTAAA